CGTAGGTAGGAAACATACCTGCGTAGTTGTCGTAGATTCTCTTACGATTGGTTGCAATGTTCTCACGCAGAATGAATACAAAGTCAATTTGAGTACGCAGATTTGGTGTGATACCAAGAGGATACTGCATAGTGATAATTGTCATCAAATCAATATGACGACCATTCATAAACACATACCGAGTAGATTCTTCGTTCATCCACTCTTTTGCGGCGTACAGACAGTCATCCAGAATAAGAAACGCACGAGGATCAATGTTTGAGTTACCACCCTTTGAGAGTTTGTCCTTGTTACGTGTGCTCTTCACATTCATCTGGCGCTTGATAACATTTTTCACGATTTCAGGTTTGTATTCATCGTGAATAAGTTTGGAAGGCACCATACTTTGAAAAAATTCATTGACAGCTTCTGTGGCAGAGATAACTGTGCCTACAGGAAACAGACTTTGAACGTTGTAGAGAATATCTCTTACCAAAAAGGATTTGCCCGTATCCTTTTTACCAATGACGACGATCATAGGACTTTTACGAGAATCGATATCACACCGATCCTTGATCATATCGATGTTAAACTTTCTTAACTGGAAATTCATCCTATTAAAACCCACAACAGAAAATATACAAGTAACTTCAACGAGCGTTTGCTTTTGGATATTGATTGCCTAGCCAAACAAATAATGGGAAAAGAGTTGCGGACCACACCGGTCCAAATGAAATTGCATCGGTGCAAGGCAATTGATGGAAAACATTGGGGATTTTCTAAATTACAGCCCTTTTTTCCACCGTTGGAGAAACTGTTCAAGACAGACAATTTGAACGATGTATTTTCATATGGTGTCAAACTGACGGACGAGATTGACACAATTATTGACAAGGACAATATTCGTACTACGCGTGGCAAGGTTGTTCCTATTCATCGCAAGACTACCTCTATTCTCAACCACCTGCGATGGATGAGAGGAGATTATGGAGCCATTGGTCTTCCAAAGCCAACAGAAGTGGAGGAAGAAATACGAGAACGCACTCAAAGCCCACATAACGCGGCCTATGTTGGAGCCATCACCTCGATTGCTCTTTCAGAATCAGGATGTATCCACTTTCCGAGGGTCTATGGAGTCTATACAGGTGTGGTTGATAAGCATACGATTGATATTTCAGATGACTATGATGACCTGTCAGATAAGACTTGGTTCGGAGAGAATATTGGCAAGACATTTGAATTGAAAGTAAAGACATCTAATGGAGATGAAACCTTTACTCACACTCGCAGTCAGAGACCGACTGTTATCTTGGAGGATACAAGTGATATGGTATTGGATGTTGAGGATATTGAAGCAGAACATGTTGATAATCCTTCTCATCTTGAATCCATTAGTGGAGAAAATGAGGAGAATGATGAGGACTACGAAGATGACGAAGAAGACGATTCTCCGTATGATGTGTTTGATATTGAGTCCTGTGATTGTGAGGATGAAGAGGATGAAGATATGGAAGATGATGAGGAAGAGGATTCATTTGCTTGGGCTACTTTCAGCAATCTCCCTGTGGTCACTACCGTCATGGAAAAGTGCGATAAGACCTTTTACGAATTGCTTGAAGAAGAGCCAACGGACTCCGCAAAACATATAGCATGGATAGCACAGGTAGTATTTGGGCTCTCTTACGCTCAACGTAACTTTGGTCTCACCCACAACGACCTCCACGGCAACAACATCATGGGGGTCAGTACAACAATTGAACATCTCTATTACAACGTAGAAGGTGTTTGCTATAAAGTTCCTACGTTTGGATACATCATGAAGATCATTGATTTTGATAGAGCCATTGTTTCTATCAAACTTCAAGGTATGAAAGAGTCCAAGACGTTTATGAGCAGTCAATTTGATGTGAATGAAGAGGCAGGAGGTCAGTATAATATGGAACCGTATCACTATCCAGAAGTTCCATTCATTCCCGCATGTCCATCCTTTGATTTGTCAAGATTAGCCACTTCTTTGTTCTGGGATATGTTTCCAGAAGGACCCGATCACAGTTATACTCATCCACTTTTCAATGTCTTTCAGGATTGGATGAAACAGCCAGATGGATCATCAATTATGTTTAGAAAGCAGAGGGATAACCACGATCGCTATCACGGATTTGATCTATACAAGGCAATTGCACGTTACTGCAAGGATGCTGTTCCTAAGAAAGAAATTGGACGACTCAATTTTTATCAGATTCCAAGCATTCCAGTTGGAACGCCTTATCTCTTGATTGAAGCATAATTCGCTTCTACTCTTGGTCGCTGATGGTCTGGTAGTTTACCTTCATTAAGAAGTCGAATAGAACAATCTCTTGCGATATCGTGTCTTCCACAATGAAATGCTACGATTGATAATTCATCCAATGCTCTCCAGTCATACATCTCAGGTTCAAAGAATAGAACTTGTGATGTAGGTTTCGGTATGGATGCTGCATACATTGCCATCGCCAACAATTCTCTTGACCACTCTCCTTTTTCACGACATTGAGAAACATAACTCACGAGAGACTCATTTCTTTCAGGATTGCATTCGTGAGCCTTCCAAGCCCATTCTTTTGATTTGGTAAGTCGAGATATCCACAAAGCAGAAACATACATCTCTTCGTGCCATCGTCCCATTTCATATCGCTTTTTGTACCATTTTATTGCCTCTGGAAAGTTTTGGTCATCCAAATAGGTCTGTGCCAAATAGAATACATATCGTTCATTATCAGGTTCCTTTTCAAGTGCTTTTCTAAGAACTGAAATATCTCGTTTGACTTTGTCAGCAGTGTTACGTGCTCCAATATGACGACAACTCATAGTGAAATCTTCTGGCAAATGCAACTCGTTTCTAGGTTTATCATTGGTAGCATATTCGTGGAGTACACCCTTGTATTTCCATCCATCATTTGCTTTGAAGATCTGTCCTCTTCGATAGAAACACTCTTTTTGATGAAACATAAAGGTTACACAACTTGGCCCTTTTTGCAGGTAACTTCTCAACAATTCACGACCATTCGATGGAAATTTAATAATGTCATCTGCGTCAATCACTAGAATGTAGTCCATCTTGCCATCACAGAGTTTCAGAGCTTCTGAACGATTGTGTCCGAAATCAACCCACTTTCTTGAATAGACATTTCCTTCAATATTGTGTTTCTTGTAGAAGTCCTTAATTTTCTTGACTGTATCATCCGTTGATCCAGTATCCACAATACAGTAGGTATCGATAAGAGGCAGAGTCATAGTAAGAACTTCTTCAATCACATGTGCCTCATCTTTTACGATCATATTCAATCCAATACGAATATTTGAGATTTCAACGTGTCGATCATCTCCAATATGACGAAGGAATCCTGCAGATTTTTGAGTGAGTGCCATTTTATAACCCAGTTCTCTGCAGTGGTCATTGATTGCCCTTTCTGCTGCTAATCCATCGGTTCCTGTGAATCCTGAAAAAGAACCTTTGAAAATAGTTTGAAAATCTGATGTTCTGCGAAGACCAGGATTGAAACTATAATATCCCCAACCTCCCCAACAGTCTAGAAAGGGTGGATTGTCCGACATCTTGTAAATACGATCATCCCATTCACGGCACATCACAGCACTCACCTTATCGCTCATCACTTCAAACGATGCTTCAATCACACCAGGTGCATAGGTTTCCCAATCGTCTTCCATATGAAAAATGTATGGAGTTGTAACACGAGAATAGGCATCATCAATACACGCCATTTGACCGCGATGAGGTTTAACAATCCAAGTAAAGTCCGGATATTTCTCCATCAATTCAGTCATTGGAACACCACTGTCTTCTGTGATGATCCATTCTTTGATTGGGTAAGTATTGAATTGTAAAAAAGATTCAATTGTCTTCTTGAGAAGGTCAGCTCTTCCACAAGAAGTCAACACGACGGTTACTCGTTGGTCCATACTAGTATAGATTGTATTCTCTTAAAATCCTGGTTTTCCTACGAACATATCTTGCACGGTGGACGTGACCTGTTCCACAACCTCAGCTGCTTCGTCTGTTCCTACTGCATACGCAACACCTGTGGCAATACCACCTGCTCCTAATCCAAGTTT